AAGGTCATGGTGAGATTGGACCAAGAGCATTGGGCAATAGAAGTATATTGATGAGCCCACTTATAAAAAATGGCAAAGATATTCTTAATCAAAAAGTAAAGAAACGGGAATGGTGGAGACCTTTTGGAGCTTCTGTTATCAGAGAACAAGCACACAAATATTTTGACATTGACGATAGTCCTTATATGCTGTATAATTCTAAAGTATTAGTAGATGGATTAAATTCTATAACGCATGTTGATGGTACTTGTCGTCATCAAACTGTTAAAGATGGGCACTTTTATAGACTATTAAAAAGGTTTGAAGAAAAAACTGGAATACCAGTTCTTCTTAATACGTCACTAAATGTTGGCGGAAAACCAATAGCTTCTGATAAAGATAGTGCTATCGTTCAAGGATTAGATTACTTATTTTTTGGAAACGAAATATGCAATTTATAGATCACATTGGTATCTCTGAGAACGCTGTTCCAGATGATTTTTGCGATGCTGTTATTCATGCATTTGATAGATGGATGGATAAAAAGATGACACCTGACGTAAAACCATGGGTTGCTTCTGGGGAAACTCAGTTTGTGGAAGGCAACATGTGTAGGAAAGATGAACAACTATATCTGGAAGCAGTTGATTTAAAATTAGCAATTCAACTCAACACTTTTGTTGGGAAGGGATTCGAGGAGTATGCAACGGAATATAGTGGAATAATTCAACATAGTGATCCTGTATCATCATGGACAACCAAAGTTCAAAAAACTGTAGCGGGTGGTGGATTTCACAAATGGCATTGTGAAAATGGTGTGTACATGTATCGAGATAGAGTTCTAACTTGGATGGTTTATCTAAATGATATCCCAGCTGAAAATGGCGGTGCAACAGATTTTCTGTATCAAAAATTATCTTTGCATCCAAAGAAAGGAACTTTAGTTCTTTGGCCAGCTTTATATACTCATATGCATAGAGGAGGATTTTTGACTGGTCCTATAGATAAATATATTGCGACTGGATGGTTTCTTAGAGAACCTGGAGCAGTAACAGATAACTTTTTAAAATCCTTGTGATTATATACACATGTATTACTAACGGATATGATAGGATATCCGAAAATAATTATTATGATCCTGATATTAGATACGTTTGTTTCTATGATGGTGAATTAGAAAAAACTGGTCCGTGGGAATACATTCAATTAAATTTAGATATTGAGTGTCCAGTTAGACGATCTTATCATCCAAAGCATCTCCCCCATCATTACTTTGATGAGGGAGAATTAACAGTATGGGTAGATGGATGCTATCTTTTAACAAAAGAATTTACAGAATTTTCCAAACAAATATTTTCTGAGCATGATTTTTGTCTACAAAAACATCCAGATGAAAGGTCTTTGCTTGCAGAATTTTCTAAATTATATTTTCAAGGATTTTCTACTGCCGATGAAATCGTTGAAATGGCATCTAAAATTAAAGAACTTGGATATACTTTATTAGATTATCATCAAACAATTAACTGTGCTATTTGGAGAAAAGTTTGTCCAGTAGTTAATGAATGGAATGATCTTTGGAGAGAATGGTATGATCTTGGAGTAAATAGAGATCAAATTTCAAGTTCTGTCGCAGAATTTTTAGTAGCAAAAAATTATAAGTCTCCACTCAATTATATTGTTAATAGGGTTAAACCTCAACTAGATTTTAGATATAGTATTGCGAGAAAAAAAGAATATAAAGAAGCATATAATTTACATCCAATACCAACAATGAAACAAAGAATTGCATTGTTGGATAAATTGAAAGAAATTTTTGGGGAACCTGTTGATACATTTACTGTCAATAGAATGTATGCTTGTGTAAGATATACTCCATTTGAATTAAACAATTATGTCGAAAAGAAAGACATGGTTGTATACACATGCATTACTAATGGATATGATGAATTTGTTCCAATCAATTATTATGATCCTGAAGTTAGATACGTTTGTTTCCACGATGGAACTATTGATACGACAGTGGGACCATGGGAATATATTGATATAAGAGATTATCATCAGGAAGAATGTCCTCGCAGATTATCTTTTTTCCCCAAAGCTAATCCTCATATTTGGTTTCCAAATGGAACAAATACAATCTGGATTGATGGATGTTATCAACATACCAGAGAATTTATCAATAGAAGTAGAGGATGTTTTCCATTCACTATGCTAAGACATGCATCAAGATTTTCTTATTTTGATGAAATGTTGGAAGGATTTACTTGTGCATTCTTTTCTTATGAGGATGCAATTCATCTTACTAAAGAGTTAAAAAAAGTCGGATATAATTTTAGAACTTATGGAAGTCCTTTAGGAACTATTGTTTGGAGAACTATGAGTGATGAGATGACGGAGTTTAATAAACTATGGTATGAATGGTCGCTCATAGGATGTAATAGAGATCAAATATCTTTTGATGCTGCATTAAGATTTTCTACGGTTGATTTACCATCTGTCTATGAACATAGGGAACATTCTGGTGTTCCTTTGGGATATTTTAATAAGAAGGGTAGAAAAGGAATGCATCCGCAAAGAGGAGATAAAAAACAATATTTACGACAAGAAGAATTCTTAAATGAACTAGAAACTTTAACTGGAATGAACCCTAAATTATATACAGGATATCCAGCCCATGATTTTTACATGAAAGTATACGGTATAATCGAATGATAATTTATACTTGCATCACTAATAATTATTGTGAACTCCCTGAGATAGAGGATCTTGGGCACCAATATATTTGCTTTCATGATGGAACTGTTGAAGCAAAATCTCCATGGGAATTGAGAGATATTAAGTATCAACATGATGATCCTGTCATTCTTTCTAGACATCCTAAAATTTTATTCTATGAATATTTTGATGAACCTTGCGTATATGTTGATGCCTCTAGATTGCATTTGATTAATAATCAAGAATTTTTTAATGTGTCTGAAAGAATTCTTGACAAGAAAAAGTTGTTTATCTTGGAGCATCCAGAACAGCACAATTATTTTGAAGAATGTTTAGAATATTATTTGAAGTCTTGGGTTGATGATAAAAATATTTTAAAACTCACTAAAAGTTTATCTAAATTAAACTACGATTTTTTAAATCATGAAACATTATTTGCATGTATTTTATGGAGACTTCCTAATGAAGAAACCATAAAGTGGTCTAACTTGTGGTGGGAATTATATTTACAGGGAGGACCCAGAGATCAGTTATCTGGATCATCATCATTAAGAATATCCAATATACATTACGAAAAAGAACATCCAGTTTCAATTATATCTCAGTTTTCTTTTTATCGAGATTGGTGGAATAGTCTTGCAGGAAAATCAGGTAATTATGAGATAAAGAAAAATTTGGAATTGGAAAAAATTTATTGATGACCTATCAAAATCTTCAAAAGTAGATTGTAAAACTAAAATTGATTTAACCCGTCTAAAGTATTTGCAAGATACTAAAACTGGATATGTATTCAAAGAAATTCAAAATTCATTTGATTATAAAATTACTAGTGATATAGATCAAAGTAAAGAGCAAAAGGAAGCATATCAAATTCACGTTGAAGAGCTTATTAAGACTAATGATGTAAAATTTACTGTTTATAGTTGCATTACTAATAATTATGATACTATACCAGAAGAAAATTATTATGATCCTAATGTTAGATATGTAATGTTCCATGATGGAACTATAGATACAACAAAAGTACCTTGGGAATATATTGACATTAGGGATTATTGTGATTTGACATGCCCCAGAAGATTATCTGCCTTTCCAAAATTAAACCCACATAAATTATTTGATCTAGGAGAACATACTGTTTGGATAGATGCATGTTATATCCAAACAAAAGAGTTTATTGAATTTTCAAAAACAATTTTTCCAACCAAAGGAGTAACAACACTAGAGCATTGTTATAGGTTTACATATTATGATGAAATGCTTGAAGGATTTATGTGTGGGTTTTTCTCATATGAAGATGGTATAGAACTGACAAAGAAACTTGCAAAAACTAATTACAACTTTAAAGATTATATTAGTCCTTGTTGTACTATTCTTTGGAGAACTATTAAAAATTCAAAACAGTTTATTGATTTTTGTGATCTTTGGTGGGACTGGTCATTGGTTGGATCTAACAGAGATCAGCATTCATTTGATGCGGCAAGGCAATTCACTGAAATGTTTATTTTTAGAGTAGAGAATAAACCACCATCAACAATTGCTGGTGGCATTGATTTGAGATTTGATTTAAAAAATAAGAATAGAAAAGGAAAACATCCTAAACGTGGATCTAATGATCAGTGGAGACGTAGAGATGAATTTTTAAAAGAACTTCAGCAATATACTAATTTAAATCCAAAAATTTATGCAAAGCATGAACACATTACAATGATGGATTGGAATAATGTATTTGAAAATGATGTTGTTCGTAAAGAATATGTATCTAAATCTTCAACTATGAGAAATTTAACTCATCAAAAAAGTTTATGGTTAGAGAACACTAAATCAATAAACGATGCAGTATGGTCTAATCATAAATCTTCACATCTAAAGCGTGTTGATGCTGCTAGACTTGAGAAGATTAAGCAAATGCAAAGTAAGTGAGTATTTATACGCATTGACTGTCAGGGAATTCTGATATATGATAAATAATGTGAAGAAATGGAAACATTTCTTAACATAATTAATCCCACAATTACTCGG